TGTATCGATGGATGAGACGTCATAAGATATGTTTAAAATCACGTGCATTCAGTGCAGAGGAGGATAAATATATCCGGTTTAATGCAGGATATATCTCAGTCCCTGATATGGCACTCTCTCTCCAACGTCATAAAAACAGTATCTATCACAGGATGCAGATTCTAGGAGTCACTATCACAGATGCGATTGGATACACAGTCCAGCAGCTGTCAGATGATATTGGAGTCTCTGCTCCGACAGTGAGAAACTGGATGAGGACTCAGAATCTCAAACCTGGGATAGCAGATGGGACATACAGGATAGCAGTGGATGAGATAGAGCTCTATGAGTGGCTGTCTGCAGGACATATATACCGAATACCAAAAATCCGGCCGGATCAGTATCATCTGATGGAGATAAAAAGGGAATGTGATAAACGTCTGGTTTCCTCCCAGGAGCTAAGTACATTTATAGCAAAATCCCATCTGAATCCTCAGAGAGGATTCCCTCATCTCATTATGACAGTCAAGGAAAATGGATATGGAGGAATATATGAGAGACAGGCAGTGTATGATTTTTTCTGGAGGAATAGACGGATGCTAAATCTCCAAAAAATTCCCAAATCATTCACCTACTGGAGAGACCTCTGCACACAATGGGATAGACAATATATCTATCGTTTGGAGATCAGTCAATACCTGGACTATGCTGCACAGAGTCCCTGGTATGCATATGAAACAATGCATCATAACTTCCCCAAAGCTATAGGGAGGGGAGTGAAGTACTATTCACGCTCTGCAGTGCTAGAGTGGTCCAGGTGGAGAGCAAAGCATCCTAGACTGGTGAAACATTTAGAGCAGACGACATACTGAGGAGATGATGATGAGTGCATACAGACCTAAGAATGTAGATAAAAATCAGAGTGAGATAGTACATGCTCTCCGACAGGTAGGAGCTACAGTGGTCCTCCTGCATGAAGCCGGAGAGGGGATCCCAGATCTCCTCATAGGATATCGGAGAGAAACCTATCTCATGGAGGTCAAGTCTAAAACTGGAAAACTGAATGAGAGACAGCAGCTCTGGCACTCAGACTGGAGAGGAGATCCTGTCTCTATTGTGAGGAGCATAGAGGATGCACTGAATGCTATTAGAGTCACTGACTCAGATAGGAGACTCATCCATGAATAGCATTATCCTATTTTGGTATCTGCTCTGCAGTACAGGGACCTGTCAGCCAGTCCCATTTGAGGTCAGTAGAGAAGCCGGAGCTATCATCTCCTGTGAGTCTGGGGATGGTCTGCACTATGGGACATACTCACTGTATGCTAGATCAGAGACTGCAGATGGAGGACTGTTCCAGTTTAATGATAAAACCTATCTCTGGCTGACTGGGAGAGACCATGCACAGAGAGACGCTCCAGAGGTCCAGTATGAGACATTCAGGAAGCTCTGGAGGGATGGTAGAGGATGGAAGCATTGGAGAGCGTCTCAGGCCTGCTGGAGTCAATGGATGAGCATCCAGGATAATACTGCAGTATGGATAGAGGAATAGATGAGCACAGAAAAACCCTACACACTCCATCTAGGAGACTGCAGAGAAGTCCTCAAAACCCTCCCAGCTAATTCTATAGATGCAGTGGTGACTGATCCTCCCTATGGTCTGTCATTCATGGGGAAGGGCTGGGATCATGGAGTCCCTGGAGTAGACTTCTGGACTGAGGTATATAGAGTAATGAAGCCAGGAGCTCACCTGATAGCATACGGAGGGACTAGGACTATCCATAGACTCACTGTAGGGATAGAGGATGCAGGATTTGAGATCAGAGACTCCATATACTGGCTATATGGATCCGGATTCCCAAAGTCTCACAATGTCTCCAAAGCGATAGATTCTCATCTGGGAGCAGAGCGGGAAGTGGTGCGAAGCAAGTGGAGAACACAAAGCAATAAACCAGAGTTCGCAACAAAGTGGGGATTTGGCGCAAATACAGAAGGCCATTACAACATCACAGCTCCAGCTACTCCAGAAGCTGAACAGTGGGATGGATGGGGAACTGCACTCAAACCTGCAGTGGAACCTGCAGTCCTCGCCAGGAAGCCACTGTCCGGAACAGTAGCACAGAATGTCCTCCAGTATGGGACTGGAGGGATCAATATAGACGGATGCAGGATAGCTCAACCGGAGCTCCATACAGGACGCTGGCCAGCTAATATCCTCCTGGATGAGGTCTCTGCTGAGATGATGGATCAGCAGAGTGGGGAGAATATAGGGACAGGAAAAATACAGAGACAGGCTAGGACTAGACAGGGATGGATGCATACAAATGCTCATTTTAATGCAGTAGAAGCTAACTCCCCAGATAACTATGGAGACTCTGGAGGAGCATCGCGATTTTTCTATATTGCAAAAGCATCTAGCACAGAGCGGGAGATAGGACTGCAGGGAATGGATAAAGTAAGAGTATTACGAATGGAAGGTAATACTAGACCGTCTAGAGAAAATGGTCCTCAAAATGATGATGATAAAAAATGGGAAACTATTAGAGCTAACCATCATCCGACAGTGAAGCCACTGCAGCTCATGCAGTATATGATCCGTCTCATCACTCCTCCAGGTGGGACCGTCCTAGATCCATTTATGGGGAGTGGGAGCACTGGAGCATCATGCATGCTAGAGGGAGTGCAGTTTATCGGAATAGACATCACTCCAGAATATATAGAGATAGCAGAGAAGCGGATCTCCTACTGGAGACAGAGAGCATTTACTCCATTGATAGATGCTCCTCTGAATGTCCCGAAGAGTATAATAAAGCCAGTACACTCTGCACAGCAGACACTGGATCTGGAGGACTGATATGAGCGCTCCTGTATATCTCAATATGCCAGGTGAGAACTATGGAGGACAGATTACAAACTATGCTCCGGATAGGACTGGAGTAGTATACTCACTGAATCTCTGCAGACTCACTCCAAATGGTCCCTGGGGTCCCAGAGTATATCGCATCCCTCCGAAGGGACCTCCTCAGCTGATAGCATTTGTAGACGGAGCATCCTCAGGACATCTGGTAGTAGCAAACCGAAAACTCTATTTTCTCTATTCAGTGAATGGAAAATGCTACTCCGATCTCATAGAGGGATATATAGATCCGGATAATACTCCTAGCTCTAATGTGGTAGATATCAATACATCTCAGATCCAGACACTCCAGCAGCAAATCACTGTATTAAATCAGATAATTAATAATCAGAATGCAAAAATAGCACAGATGCAAACTCAGGTAAACCAACAGAAAAAAACTATAGAGACTATGCAGGGACAGATGGAACAAATACAATCCCAGATGCTCACTCAGTCTCAGGTAGAGGACATCGTCTGGACAAAAACCTGGGATATCCTCTACCTGATCCGTCTCGGATATCTGCAGGGATCCAGTACTATCCAAAATGTGCAGGCCTGGCTAAATGATTTAGCAGTCTATATCCGGAGTGTGGCCAAATGACAAAATTCCGCTCCGACATCAAAAACCTGGGGAGTGCTGATGATTTTCAGCAGTACCTGTCTCAATACAATCCATCCATAGCTCTCTGGTCCAGAGCAGTCACTATCCATCATACGTATAAACCGGATGAGGAACAATGGAATGGAGAGAAAACTCTCAGAGCTATCCAGAGATTCTATGAGAGTAAGGGATGGGACTCTGGACCTCATCTATTTATCGCTCCAGATGGTATCTGGCAGCTCACAGCACTGAATGAGACAGGGATCCATGTAAATGGAGCAGTCAATAAAATGAGCTGGGGAATAGAGGTAGTAGGATACTTCGATCACAGGGACTGGACTCCGGAGCTCAGAGCTACAGTCTATGCAGTGACAGCTACGCTCCTCCAGTGGAGGTCTCTCCCAGTCACCTATGATACTGTCAGGGGACATAGAGAATGGGGATCTCCAAAAACCTGTCCAGGGACTATGATAGATATGGATACAGTGAGATCAGATATCACTGCTCTGATGGGAGAATGAATATCATGAGTCCTACTCCAGTAGAGGAGCGTCTCATCCGGATGGAGACTCATCTGGAATACATTGCAAAGCATCTCTCAGAATCCGGAGATAGATTCCTCAGGTATGAGGACAGACTCAACAAATTAGAAGCTCAGCAAACCAGATGGCAGGGAGCACTCATGGCCATCACAGGAGTCTATACACTGATTGCATTTGTACTCAATTATATGAAGGGATAGCTACTATGAAAAAATGGTATCAGTCAAAAACCGTATGGATCAATATCCTGACACTGGGAGCACTCATCACTGCATCTCTCATGAGTGAGCAGTCTCTGAGTGACTATGCTCCTATTATTATTATTCTCAATACTACTATTAATATCCTATTACGCTTTATGTCTAGTCATAAACTGGAGATGTAGGACATATGCCTAGAGCACAGTATAGGACAATGTCTGACGGGAGCACAAAGCGGATCCGGATGAGTGAAGCCTGGTGGCCTGCTATGCTGGCACAGCTGAGACTCACAGGGAATATCACAAAATCTGCAGATGCAGCTGGGATCTCCAGACAGACATACTATCACTCATATCAGCAGTATCCGGATTTTGCATCGATGGCTGATGATGCACTGGAGCAGTTTAGAGACTCCCTGGAGTATGTTGCACTCACTAGAGCTCTGGATGGATCTGACAGGATGCTAGAGCTCCTCCTCAGAGCGAATCTCCCTAGTAAATACAGGGAGCGCTCCGACATAAACCAGACCATTACTCATGACTATAGAGTAGAGATAGGGAGTCCCTATGTCCCAGCTCAAATCTCCCAGGATGACGACACTCACTCATACAGGATCATCACTCCCTCAAAATCAATTCTGGAAT